AGAAGAGGTGCTGCTGCTTACTTCTTCAAGTACAACTGCTGAAATTCTTAGTTCTGCTTTATGACCAGAAGTAAATGCACGCGCTGAGGTGTTATCTTGCGCTCTAACAATGGTTAAAACATGCGTGCTACGGGCGGTAACTTTTACTATTTCAGTATTAGTTCCATCGTCAAATGTACAATAAAAATGTTCGCCAGAACTCAAGGATGGAAATAAATTCCCGTTAACTACCGTAGCGCTTGTAGCGCTGTTTGATAAGTTTGCCGCGAGAGTTGTCTTGGCATTGTTAGTATATTTAATACTCGCCATTTAGAAACTCCTAAAAATTAACTGACAGTAACAGTCCAAGTGATTGTAATTGCGTCAGCTGAACCTTTATTAACTACTGCAAATTCAGTATGGCATAACAGAGTTCCGCCGGAAGAAGCATTAAAAATACCTGCTTCTACTATGGCACCTGTTGACACACCCGCTGCAAATGTAGCTATGTAAGTTACTACAGCGCCAGAAACAGCGGCACTAGTAAGAGATACTCTACCACTAAGTTCTGTTCCTAAAGCAGTATCACCTGCTGCTGGGTTGGTTGTGTTAGTTCCAAGCGCCATGTGAGTCATAGCTGCTGGACTGTTTGAAGTAGTTTTTAACATACTTGCTGCTACAAAAGCTTTACCCGTATTAACAACTAAATTATCAATATCGCGTACAACTTCACCGTTTAGCTCAATTTGTAATCTACCTTTTATATTAAAACCATCATTAATCATGTTTTCTCCTAATTAAATGCAAAAGTGCCCAGTACGGATGCATTCAAAACGCTGTTTGCACCGGAAATATGTAGAACACTTATCGATTCGGATATTGTAGCACTATCTGCAGCGGATGTGCTAAAACTATAAGCCAGGGCTTCCGCTAGGGAAGGGGTTTCTGTAAGTGCTTTTGCAAGAGCCGTTGCTGTTATGGCGTCTGACATAGCAGGGGTATCAGTTAAAGTAGAAGAATACGCTAAAGTTGCAAGCTCACTTAGGGTAGTTGAATGTCCAAGACCAGTAGATACGTCGGTGGTTAAAGGATCGTCGTTGCTTGCAGTGTCAACTAAGCTTACTGACTCAGTAAAAGCCCTTACAAAACTTGTTACTTTACTAAAGCTTTCGCTTACGCTTACCGATTCTGTTTGTGTTGCTAAAGTAAAGCCTATAGCGGCTTGTTCTTCTAACACAGGGGTATCAGCAAGTACTTTAGAGAAAGTTATAACGTCTACAGAGTCTGTAATAGAAAGAATTAAAGCGTTTGGATGCCCAACAACAAAGAATAAATCTTTAGAAAAAGCATCTAGTATTACATCTACAGCCGACAAATTTACATACTGTACAAGACCATTGATGTCTGTAAATGTAACAGTTGACTTTAAGTCAAGGAAACTAACTGTTTGTTTGAATGCCATTAATCAAAGTCTTCTCTAACTTTGAATTTAACTAAATCTTGCACTGTCTGAATGCCGCCACCACTTGTTGTGTACTCAAGTTCACCCTCAAAGGTCCCCGCTTCAGTCCACGTTCCCGTAGGAAAACTAATGGAACACTGCCCCCCAGACCCGCCACTTATCAAAGTAGCTGTAATAGTTTTGGTAATTACAGTGGATCCCACTTTGCGTATGCGCAGTTTAACAACCCCGCTTGATAAACTAACAGCTTCCCACGTAGTACTATCATCAGCATCTAGTGTAAAACCAGATGCCGCAGCATTACTGTCTTTTAATGTAAAGTTTAACTGCGGAAGAGTGTCCCCCACTACTAGTTTTAATGTATTTGAATATGCCATAAATTACCTCTTAGTATACCTAAATAATTGGCCCTGCAAAAGGGATATAATCTTTACTGTTAAAAGTTCCCTCAACAGCAATCGTGTAACCCCTTTCAACAGTAGGTCCTAACAAAGGAAGAACAGCGGGGTCTCCAAACTTAGAAGCTTGCGCCATTGGAAAAACTAAACCAAAAGGACCAAAAAATCCAGACCGGTCAAACAGCTCTAAGAACCATTCTCCCCACGGCATTTCGTCTGATCTAAAAGCCGCCGCCGCCCCTTCTTGGTCTCCTATAGCACTTCTACCTAAATATTTAATAAACTCTCTTAACTCTAGTCCTATAGCTGTTAATGGTAAAAGAAACCCTGCCATAACAAGAAGTGGCAATATTCTACTTGTTAATTGCCCATCTGCTTTGTATTTGTTTCTTCCTTCTCTAATTGCACCACCCACAATGTTTTTACCGAAAGCGTAGAAGAAAGATTTTAATTGCCACACAAGAGCAAAATAAGGATTAGAGGCCCAAACAGGTCGTTCTGCTGCATTTGGTCTAACAATAGACTCTTCTACAAACCTACTTATGGCTCCGTTAACTTTTTCTCCAGCTTCAGTACTAAAGTCTTTTCTCCCCGTTTGGTTATCATTTGCCCACGCTAAAACTTCTTCTGGTGTAAGATTTTTATTTAGTTCTTTTAAATGTCTAATTGCAGTTTTGTCGCCTGCTTTTGCTTGTTCAGCGGTTCTAATTAAATATTGTTCTCCCATACCTGCAGCAAAGACGCGTGTGAACTTTGTAAATTGCTCTAATAAAGTAATTTGGAAAAAAGTTCTTGCCCACTTTTTTGTAGTATCAGTCATAAATCCTAGTTCCGCTGCATTTATATACATTGTTTCTATAGAATCATGTGTTACTACTCCGAGATCTCGCGCAAATTGTTCTGCTTGGGCTTTGTTTTTTATAGTGTGTTTTAACTCTTGCACTATTACACTTATTTTATTGTTCATGTCTCTCGATCTAAGAATTGGCCCAGCAACATCCGGCAAAGAAGCAACAGCAGCAAAAGTCAAAAGCGTTACCATGTTACCAAATAAAAGGGCACTGTTTACTTTTCGTGCAAACGGACTCATGTTTTGTCCAACTTTCCCTAATTGCGCTTCTACAGCTTTTCTTGCGCCTCTACGGTTGGACTCGTTAGGAATTCTTGCAATCAATACTTCCATAGCTTGCCACCCTTTTAAAATAGGTTGACGAGGGTTTTGAGGACCCACTCCTAAAATCTTGTTAACCTCTGCTTCTGGATAAATAGCAGATAAGTTTATTCTGTCTTCTGCAGTAGGAACTAATTTAAATATGTCTTCATATTCTAGTTTTTTTACCATGTCTTCAACATACCCTTTTAAAGCATAATCTGCGGGAGCCAAAAGCCCAACGTCAGAGTCTTTGGAATTTATTTGTCCGTTTTCGTCTAAACCTCGTCTTGCCGCTTCCGTTGGTATTTTGTTAAAAAAAGCTTGCCTGTCTTGTGCCATACCAATAGAAAGACCTGATAAAGAGTCTGGAACATCAACTCCTAAACCGTTGGAATCGCTGTCTTCGTCTTTTGTTGCCCAGTCTGCAACAAAATCTTCCCAACTAGCAAAACCAAAATTCATTTTAACTGCTGGGTTGTATTTGCGTAAAAGTGAAGCTAATTCTTTTTGTTTATTAGGATTTGAAGCAAGTTCAGCTTTTAACCACTTTCTAGGAAAGAAGTTCTTTAAGAAAGCAATTGATTCATTGCGGGGGCCTATATAAGTTTTATGAAAGTCTTCTAAAAACTTTCTCATGGCTTTTGCTGCGGCAGGTAAACTTTCAGTAGATTGACTCGACTCAGCTAATAATGCTGCTGTTTGAACTAGTTCTGTATTTAATTCTCCTTTATCATCTCTAAATACATATTTTCCAGTTGAGTCTTGCGTATCATATAAACTGTTTAGTTTTTGATTTACTGCTTTTGTTCTTAAATTCATGTAACCAGGGTTATCTTGCGAACTTGATCTAGAATAAAACAATTTTGCAATCTCTTTTGCTTCTTTTCCTAAACTTCGTAAATACCCATCAGCTGTTCTAAATACATAATCAGCAGACCAAAATGATTTATCAGCAGAAATACCTGGAACAGTAGCCCGTAAAAGACGTAGTATTGTGTTTTTAAGTTGATTGGCTTGTTTTTTTCCAAGAGGAACGTTGTTTTCTTTAACAATTTCATCCGCTAAATTTCTTACTATTAGTTCTTCTGTCCACGTTAGATTGGGTGATGTTGAACTTGTTTCATCAACTCTGTTAACTATTTGTAAAACTTTTGTATAGAACGATTCAAAAGAAGGAGCTGTGCCTTCTGTAAATCGACCTTTAAAGAAAGTATTGCTTACGAAGTCAAATACAAACTTAATATTCTCGGCGGTTCTTTTAAAAAAAGATTCGCTTGCGTTTGAAGCGCGTTGCTTTTGTACAAGTTTTGCAAACCATGTTGCCGTTTGGTCTGCAAACCATTCTTCAAACCCGTCTTTACCATCATATTTTTTGCTGCCTTTAGCCTGTAATTCTGTTTTTGCTTTTTCAAAATCACTATACATACTATTTCGTAAAGCAGGATTATCAAGTAATTTAGCAAGCTGGTCTTTATAAAAAGCATGGCCCATTTCGTGTCCTAATGCGAACACTAACGCCGGATAACTAGTTATTCCATATAAACTTTTTGCTAGATCTGGGTCTAATACAATTATGTCGGTATCATTTAACCCGATGTATTTTGCAAACTCTTTGTTGGTTTGCATTTCTTCTAAAACCTGAAAAAATTTATTTTCTATTCCTTTTCTCTGTGATTGCTCTAGAGTTCCACCTTGCGAAATAAATAAGGGGTTGTCTGGAGAAGTTATAAACTCTTTTAATTCTGCGGGTGTAAAAATTCGTAAATTTCTTTGGTATCCTAATTTGCTTAAAACATTTTTTATGCCATTAATAACGTTTGGAAGTGTAAAGTTTCTTTGCCCTCCTCTAGATTTTTCATTTAAAAAGAAATTTGATCTTTCAGGGCCCGTAAAGGCTTCGTTAATATTTTTGCTAATTGTAACTTTGGCAGGGGTTCTTTTTTCACGCCCTGGTTTTTTGTCTCCTTGTATAGAAGCTATAAAAGGGGAATTAAGTGCGTCTTTTTCTTCAACATTTAAACGAGAGAAAGGTAACGAGTTATAACCAGAACCATCCTTAGCAGCGTTTTCAGCTATGCTGCTTTCTAGCCGTTCCTGGTCTGTGTCCATCGATTCGTATGTATCGCTATTTAATATCTCTAGCATATCTCTTTGTGCTTTAGCTGTTGAACTAGCTCCAAATTCTTCTGTAACTGCGTTGTCTCCTGTTAAGCCATATTTGTTATTGAATTTTTCAATTGCAGTTTTCCCGCCCCTATAGGTTTTTTGATAATTACTTTTTTCTGTTGTTATGCTGTATTCTCGTTTGTTTTTAAATGGGTTTTCATTTTTTCTTTGTGCCCGTTTAGCGTTTTCTTCTGTATTTATTAATACTTTAAACAAAGCCCGTTTTTGAGCTATGGTGTACTTTTCAGTAACGTCTCTAGCTCGATAGTCAAAGCTGTGGTCTATACCATTCATGCCAGTAATTTCAAAAAGAGTTTCTTGCAAAGCAGTAAAAGGGTCTTTAATAGTTCCTTCTGGTTCTTCTGCTGTTGCGAGTTTTAGCTTTAAGAAATTAGTGTTATCAAAGTTAATTTTTTCTATAGTTTTGTTCTCGACCAATTCATCTAATGTGTCTAGAGCTATATCACCGGGTTTTTGTTTAGCTCCTTTTTTAAGGATCTTATTTGCTTTTAGTTTTTCCTCAAATAAGCTTTTAAAAATAACAAGGTCTCTTACGTTTTTTAAACCCCTAATTAAGAGCTTATTAACTTTTGTTGAATCATCTAATCCTATAGTAAAGTCTTTAGTGGTGTTTTCCAAAGACCACGCTTTTTCAATAAGAATGTTAATATCGTTGGTACTTTTACCAGCAAAATCGCCTTGACGCGCAGCAGCGGCTACAGTTTTTGGGTTTATAATAATTTTTTGTTCAACAGAAACCCCCTTAACTGTTTTTTTAACTACCTGATAGGTGTTTCCCTGATCTTTAGTTTCGTACTGCCTTAAAGTAATTGGTATGCTTAGCTCATCTGATTGTTCTTTAGTTAATTTTTTAAAAGGGTTTGGAAGCCCTAGTTTTGTTTGTTGTATGTAAGCAATAATGTCTATTTCATTGCCTTTGTAGCCATAAGTTAAACTTCGAGGGGGCGTCATGTTTTGCATGTCCGATACCAGCATTGTTAAAGCTTGCGTGTATCTAAGTGATTTTTCTAAAGTCAGAGGAATGCCTTCTGTAGTGATAATATAATTTAACAGCCCCGTTATATTTAACCCATTTGCGTAAAGATCCCCTAAAGTTCCATCAGCATTTAACTTGTTTGTATTAAACCTGGGTAGTCTTTGTCGATCTTTGTTTGCTTTAGGGTCTAAAGTTTTTTGGTCGCTGTGTATTAATATTTGTGCAGCTAACTCATTTCCTTTTGCTGTTCGTATAACTCGTATTGCATTTGCGGGTACACCTTTTCCCTCAGTTCTTTCTTTATAATCCGCGTCGCTTTCGTCTTGTTCTTTTCGTAATTTTCTTAAAGATACTAAAGGTTGGCCATATGCGTCTTTATCTACTATCTCTATGCCACCTAGTGGATCAGTTCTATTAAAAGCAATAACTCTTTTTAAAGTACCAGCAGAAGGTTCAAAGGTTAAAACTGCAGCAATTGCTTCTTTGGTTGTTAACAAAGGGTATAAAATCGCTGCTGCTTTTTTTATTATTTCTGGTGAAGGAGTATTAGTTTCTATACTTTTCCCTGGGGCATAATAAGGTAGTTTATATATAACAACAGGTTCGCCATCTCCATCTAGAATAAATTCTCCCTGTACAGGTTCGCTAATTTTAATATCACTATCAGTACCATAGTCTATAGCGTCAATTATTAATGCTTCTTGTTGAAGTGATGCTTGAGCTGCTTCAAAAGTATCAAAATCTATTGATTCAATATAGGACGTTCCAAACACACTTTCTAAAAGTTCATCAAATGTGGCTGGCAAGAAAGGGTTACTTTTATGTAGATTTTCAGTGATTGTATTGTATTTCGCATACAAGTCTGGGGTAATTCCTTTTAATTTAGTTTGTATGTCTTCGTGCCTTACCCCACGGTCTCTTTTTAAAAGGTTCGTCTGTGCCTCTTTTATGTCTGTGTTTCTCCCTTCATAGGGTGTGTAAATAGCTACACCTCCTCTATTTATTCGTGCTCTGTCTAGCACTTGTTTCATGAAGTAAGTAAGGCGGTCATACACAACTTCTGTAGATTTTGGAGTAGGTCTTAACTTGTTTAATGGGAGAACTAATCTAACTTGTTTTCCTGAAGACGCCATTTGTACCGGGCCTTCTTGTTGTGGGGCATCTGGTACAAACTCTTCAGCTAGTGTTTTCTTACGAGTTCTAGGATCATCTGGCCCTGTTACTTCTGACATGTCTTTAGTATCAAAGTCTACGTTCATGCTTTGAATTAAACTTTCAAAGTCCGATTGATCCATAGAAGCTATGTTTTCTTTAAAAACATCTACGTTATCGTCAACAATAGTTTCTCCGTCAGGAGTAACGTTTGGTGGATTAGCATTTTCATCTCTTAGTCTTTCAAATAGTTCTTGGGTGCTTTCTTCTTGAGATTGTTCTTGAGTCTTCGGAAGTACACTGTCAAATCCTTTAAGTTCTGGTTGTTTTGGATCTGATTTTTTAGCTTTTTTCTTAGCGGGTTTAGATTGTTCTGCTCTTAATTTAGACGCTTTTGGTCGAGCTTTAGGTTTAGGTTTAGGTTTAGGTTTAGGTTTTTCTGATTTAAATAGTACATCATCTTCTAATACAGTTTTAAGTCGATCTTCAAGCGTTTTCTTAACCTTTGCTTTTTGTTCTGGGGTTTTATCGGAGTTTGCTACGTTCTCTTGTGCAACTTTAAAAGTTTCTTGGATATAAGTTCTTAGTCCTTCAACACCAAAATTTCGAAGTATAGGGTCAGCATCTAAAGGCTGAAGACTCTGGGGCATAATACGCTTGCCTACGTTTTTTCTAGCTTTTTCTCGTATAATTGCTGCGTCAAGGCTTTCTTGAGAATCAGGAATAGTTTCTCCGTCAGGAGTAACGTTTGGTTGGTTAGCTTGTTCGTCTCGCAACCTGTCAGCCTGTTCCGCAGTGCTTTCTTCTGGATCATCTAAATACCTATTTTCGTAATCCATAACTTTAGAAAGGCTTTCTTCTGTACTATCATCAACCTCACTTTCTTCTTCTATAATTTTAGAAAGGCTTTCCTGTGTAGCTTCTTTTTTGTTTTGAATAACCGGGGTAAGATCTGGGTAACGACGTTGTGCGTTTGCTAACGCTGCATCTTCTGAATTTTGGGAGTTCCCTATAGTGTGCCTAAATAGAAGGTTTCCATCTTTATCATTAACAACTACAGCTCTTTCGTGTTCTGGTTTTTGAACTTCAGTAAACCCTAAAGCATCTGCTAAAACTTGGCCATCGGCTAAATCTAATTTAAGGAGTCTATTACCTTCAGCTACACTTTCAGGGTCTGCAGTGTTAATTAAAACAACTCCCCCGTTAGTTTCTCTAGCTTTAATTGTGCTTGCTTGGTCTTCTGGTATTCCTTGCAACATATTTAGTGTTTCAGCTGCATTTGCTTCGGTAACTAAAACTACCTTTCTTGCCCTTGTTGGGTCAAACAGGTCTTGTACTTGGGCTTTAATAGCCCTAGCACCTTCTTTAACTGGGGACCCCACAACATCTCCTGAGTAACCAGGAGCTTGAAATTCTTTTATTTGATCTCTAACCTCTTGTGCTTGTTCGTTTCCAGTCTCTAAAAGTTTGTAAGCTTCTGTTATAACGCCCCCAGGCGCACCCCTTGCAGCACCAGCAAAAAACCCAACAAAAGCGGATTCTGCTCTACGCAGATTGGCTTCTTGATTTGTAAATTCGGGATCTATAGCTTTACGCTGTTGGATAAGGATTTCTTCTTGGAGGGTCTCTGTTACTCCTTCAGCTACTCCACTTACTGCAAAACCTGTTACTCCGGCTTTAGCTAGATCTAATATAAACTGACCCGCGGGTTGTTGTTGAGCAGCCCTAGCTAAAACTTTTTGTTCGGCTTTTGTTAAAGAGGAAGCACCTCGTTTTTTTGCTTTGTTTAAAAGTGCCCTAGCTGCGGGTGCTTTTACTAAATCTCCAGCGGCATTTTTTAATAAGACATCATAAAAAACTTTTTCACCTAACACATCAAGCGCGGCTTGTGGCACACCTAACGCAAGGGCAGCATAAGCTTCGTCTTTTGTTAGCTCATACCCAGCATCTTTAAACTCTTTAAAAGATTGAGAAGCCCCTACTACTTCACCCTGTGCAAATGACCCTGCCCAAAACCCCATGGTCGGTAAATTTAAGCCTTCTGCTATGCTACGTCTATAGGCAGCTGCAGCCGCTTCTTGTCCACCTTTTGAGTATTTTGCAGAACGAATACCCTGAAATGCCATTTCTAACATATTAGTTTCTGCGGGTGTTAAAACTTCTTTTCTTAGTTTCTTTTTTTGTATCTCTATTAATTTTCTTTTGGTATAAGCTTTACCCGTGTGTGTTATAGCCGCCTTTCCAGCAAACCCTGCAATAGCACCGGTTCCACCAGAAGCAACAGAAAAAATAGCTTGCGGAGCAGTCATTCCAACGCCTTTTATAACTTGATCTATAAATTTAGACCACGTTGGTTGGTCTAAGAACTCTTCAAAACTACCCATTGGTTCTACCATTGCAGAATAACTTTGGTCTAAAACCTCGGACCAGTTCATGCTAGCTTCTGCGCCTTTTGTGTCACCCGCAATAGTTTGAAAAATAGATTTAAAAGATGAAATATCAGAGGCTACTTGTTGGGTTCCAGCTGTAACAGCGGTTGAAACTTTCTCACCAAAAGTTATAGGGGCTGGGTTAAATATTTGATTTCGCGCTGCTGACCGGCTTTCTGGAGATAATGCTTCCCCAGCCGCTTGATCCATACCAAGACGACGTTTTTCTTCCAACATCATTGCAAGTGGATCTTTAGCGGCCATTTAGCCCCCCTGTTTTGAGGCTTTAACTTTAGAGTTTGCTATAGCAAGGGTTGTTAAATACTGAAGTCCTTCCGGAGCTAGCTCGTTGTTAGACCAGTAAGCAGATATTTCGCTTTGTGGTAATTTAATCTGAGGGTTACCAGGCGCTGTTCTTGTAAAATATCCTACTTCTTGATCTGGTCTAGTAACTAATTCACCTTGTTGAGTGTAAGCTAAAAGGTCTGGTTGTGTAGAAAAAGCAGCGTTTGGAGTTCTTGTGCCACTAGTACCAAAAATAGGGAAATTACTTACAATTGAATTCCACCAACCTTTTTTCTGGCTGCCTACCCACTGTTTCATTCCCACACCAATAGTGTCTCTTCCTGCTTGCAAATCTATTGGATTACCCCCTATGTCGGCTTGGTTTATAAAAGAAATAGCAGCGGTAATATCGTTTGAGTTAAACACATAACCGTCTGCTAGCATTCTTTCTCTTATGACGTTTAGGTTTTTACCCGCATCACTTATCTTCTGTGAGTTAGATTCATTAACAGAAACATTTCTTTCATTAACATTAACTTGACGAGTTTGATTAGCTGCTGTTATACCTTCAAATGAGAATTTGCCAGTTTCAGCAAACCTCATCATATAAGGAGCATAAGTCTTACGTTGGTCATCACTTAATGTAGCCCACATGCCCACCATAATGTGTTGGTCTAGTCTTCGTTGCCCCGAGTTTGCAAGGAAATTGTTTGCGCCCCCTAGCAAAGCAACTATTTTGTTTTGGAACTCTAAAGGAACTTCATCGTCACCTACATACTTTTCAGCAAGAGTTGTTAAAGTATTTGCAAACGTTTGCACATCCCCGCTTTCTACACTGTTTAAAAAAGACTTTGCATCGTCTCCTTTAAATTTAAAAGGAGAATCATTTACTACATCATTTATTACAGCTGCTGATACTTTTTTAGGCGCAATATCTTCCAAGTTGTCTTTGTATTTAAGAGCAAAAGCTTCAGGGTCTTCTTGAAACTCCTCGTATAAAGCTGGGGATGCAGCAAAAATTTCTTTTAGTTCTTTGTTTTTAGTGTTGTAAAAACTGTAAGTATCTTTAGCTGCTGCTGTTGTTTCTTCAGTTGCTCCTGCAACATCGTCTACACTAGAAGCTATCCTTGAAGTGTTTTTTTCAACTTCGGTAAGGTTAGCTGCAATGTTATCTGTAGATTTTTTTACCAGGCGTTGTCTAATTAACTTTTTTTCATTATTTGAAAGATTTTTATTTTGCTCGTCAGTAAATTGAAAACCGGGTTCAAGATAAAAATCGTCTCCTAGCATCTCATTTAGGGCTCGTTGATTTTCACCTCCTCTTACAGCATTAGCTATTGCTGTTGAATCACCAGATATACGTCCAACTGGCGACGCTTTTTGTGTTGTTTCTGAAGCAGAATCTATAACGCCTTGATCTAAAACTTGAGTTGAAGCTGCTGGAGTACTATCACCTTGCCCATATGCACCATTCTTAACTTGTTCTCGTACATCTTCACCAAAAATTTTAGCTACGTAATTTTGAGTTTCTTCTCGCAAGTCTTCATATTTTCTTCCACCCTCTATCCACTTATCAATGGCTCCAGTGCCAGCGTTGTAAGCCATAGCTGCAGTCACTAAGTCTCCATCATATTTTTCAGTCAATGCATCAAAATAGTCTGTACCAAACCTTACATTTTCTTCTGCTGAAATTTCTCCGTTTGGACCTGAACGAACTACGGGTTTAACCCCTAAGCCGGGTTTATCTGCAGTTGAATCTTTTAACTGCATTAAACCTTTTGCATGACCACTGTCTGCGTCTGGCTTACCTCCACTTTCTACTTCTATTATTTTATTAATAATATTTCGATCAGAAATAGCTATATTAGTAGTTATACCTAAACTATCTATGTTGTCTACAGTTATTCCGCCTGACATTTGCGTTGTTGTTCCTGCTCCTGCTACCGGTGCTTCGCCTGTTCCTGTTCCTGCTTCTGCTCCTGGTGCGCCACCTACCATAAGGTTTGCAAGTTGTTCTCTAGTATCGCCTTGAAAAAAATCAATATTAGCGCCTTTCTTATCCATCCCACCAAGGTTTTCAAGTGCAGAAAATCCTCCTGCTGCGTTTTGCCCTTGGCTTTTTATTTGTTCTAAAAAGAAATTAACTTCATCAATTCCAACACCTGGAAGTGTGTTTTCTTCTACTGCGGCTCTACCGCCTTCAGCAAGCAACCCTTGTACAGTTGTTCCTGCTGCGGTCATTGGGTTGGTTCTAGCTTGACCTTTTTCTTGGTCTTCGGTTCTTACCATTACGTCAAATGACTTTGTATCGGCATTCCAGTTTGTGTTCTCTAAATCTATGGTTTTGCCATATCCTAAAATAGCAGAAGCGGCGTTGGAGTTGTTCATAATTCTTTTCATTGCTTCGTCTTGCCCATACATCTTTAAATAAGAATCAAAACCTACCGTGCTTGGATCATGGTTATTTTTAAAATTAATTAATTCTTCATCACTTGCAAACAAATGGCCTTTTGGAAGGTCAGCTATTGTAGTGGCGTTATTTAACGATTTGTTAAAAGCACTTTCTTCGTATTGAAGATTTTTGTTTAAGGTTAAAAGGTCTTTTTTTTGGAGATCTCTTTGATAAGAATTAACTTGCGCTGCCTGAAGTGCGTTCATTTGGTTTGGTCTTTGAAACAACGCCATTATAATAAACTCCCTAAAGTTGATCCAACTTTTCCAAGAAAACCATAGTATTGAGACCTAGCCGCGCCTCGATCTTTTTGAAAAGCATTTTGTCGCGCAGTTTGAAAGCCTTCTAAACCTAAAAGATTGCTAAGAGAGGAATTATAGAAGTTAGATAACAAACCTGTCATTGCGTCTGTTTTTTTGCTGTTTATATCAGCATCTGATCTCATAGCATTTGTACTAGCGCCTGCAACATTAGATTGGCCTCCGAGCTGACTTAATCTGCTTTCTTCTTTTTGTTCTGCGCCGGTTAATGTAATTCCATATCGCCCTTGGTTTCTTTTTTGCATTGCCATTGCGCGTTCGTTAGAATCTTCCGCATAAGCTACAGAGTCGTCAACCGTATCTACTTTTTCATTGTTTAAAGAGGTAACATTAAATTCTAAATCGTCGTAGGTATCGACGGGCTCTTGTTTTTTGTACAAGTCATTGCCTGCTAAGCGACTAAGGTAAGGGGATGCTTGATAGTCTTCCATAGTTTGTTAAAATGAAATTGGAACGAAAGGGCTTTCTGTTTTGCTAGTACCGCCCGCGTAAGTTACTTCAGCAGCTGAATTTCTAAAGAACTCGCCCATTTTACCGCCACCAAAACCTGGGTTATTCCCTGCTAGTCTTGACACGCTTGACATGCCTCCAAGAGTATCTGGTAGTTTAGTTGAACTTAAACCCGGTAGTTTTACTCCCATAAAACGTTGGTCTGTAGTTATAGAATTATCTGGTTTTGTTGAATCTCCGCTGTTTTTATTTGTTGTAGAATCAGGACCACTAGTAGCTTTAATAGCAGATGCGGCTGTAGAATACAACGCCCCCATTTTAGCTCTGTCTACCGCTGCGTCTGACATTGTTCGAGTAAGATCTTCACTTACTTGGTTACCAGCTCTTTTAACGCTAGCCCCACTGTCTATTTGTGTTAGCCCCATTTGTGCTTTCAAAGCACCCATTTCTTGTTGTGCTTTTTCTCTTTGTCCTTTGTCAGTTCCTGCATAGAAAGCTCGGCTGGCAAGAGACGCTATTTGCGCCGAATTGTTAACTGATTTAGAAGCTTCGTAACTGTTGCCACTAAAACTTCTTTGCATAGCATCAGCGTTTAATATGCCGGTTTGTTCTCCGGTTTTTTCAACAGCTGCTTTGCTTAAAGAATCACTAATATTTTGTTGTAAAGCTTCTCGACTGCTATCTACTTGCGGATTAATACGATCAAACGCAGACCTTTCTTCTGCTGACATAGTAGTATAATTTTTGGAATTTACGTTGCCTTTTCCTTTACTCATAATTCTTTCCTAAAAGTATAACTTATTAGGTCATACCCTGCTTTAGGGGCTGTTTTTTTCCACCCCTCTCTGCTTGTTTCAAATTCTATTGCTACAACTTTTAATTGCTCTGCAAGTTTTTCTACAAACAAAAACCCTATATCTCTGTAATTATACTCTGGTTTTTGGTAACTTGCCCATATAAACAAAGTGCTTTCATTGCTTCTGTTCTTTAAAACTTGGGTAATTATAAACCCTATATAAGTATCTTCTTGATAAAACATATAAAGTCTAGACTGTTCTTCGACTAAGGACAAATATACATCTGAGGGTATCCAGTCTGAGTAAGATTTTTTTATTATTTTTTTTAAATCTGGCTCTATTGTTTCAAAAGAGTATTTTACTTCCGCTTGCGGAATTTCTTCTATAGATATGCCATCAATAGTCAGTCTCTGAACCATACTTCTTATACCTTTTACGGGGGCTTAATCCTGCTCCCCTATACTTAACTGTTCTTTTAACTCCTAAATCCCCGCCTCTTGCTTTAAGTTCTGCTTGCACAATTTCTTGGTTAAACAAACCTAAGTAATCTGCGGCAGCTCGTAAGTCTGTCCAATCTTTTGCTGGAATTCTAAGAAGTCTGTACAGCGTCCCATAAACTATACCATCTCTATAACTGTTAGAGAAAGTAGTATCTATATTGCTAGTAGTTCTACTTGGTTTTAATGCAACAGCTAATTGAATGCCATTAGCTACAGCACTTCCAGGAATTGGTATAACCCAAAAAGCATCTGGAGTTTTTTGTAAGTACACTTGTGGTACGGATGTTTTGTTTCTCCAATCGGAGTAATTAAGTTCAAGGCTTCTTGGACTTATAGGATCTAAATCATTACCATCATAAGTCATCCAAAGTATCTGATGGACATCAGTGCCACTAGGTTGATCAAACTCATATTCATACACTCCAGGGATACTAGTAATAGCATCTAAATCAAAAGTGTAAGCTTTAGATCGCTCTGCAAATTCTATGCAAGAAGATCTTAAAGTTGATTCAATTAAAGAATCTGGGCAATTTGGAACATATGGAAGTATGTCTTTTACAAGGGAATCAAAAGCAGCCATTATCTAGGTACCTGGGTTGCGGAAGATTTGTCATTGTTTGGATCAAAAATATTTTTTGATGCCCCACCTCCAGTTATACTAGACATAAATAATTGATAATGAGAACCAGCTCTTTGTTGGTTTCCAGCAAATTCTGCATCTTTCATATAACACCTATATAAAACATAATCTATAATGGCATTACCATATACATCATCTATTCCTATGGTACTACTTGCGGAACTTAAGTCCGTAGGCACATCAGAATAAACAATTTCTATGTAAGCATTGAGTCCAGATTTAACTCCGGGGTATACGTAAAACTTTTTAGGATCATCTGGGTCAAATATATAATGTTTTATTATAGACCCATGCGCAGCATCACCTGTAACGGTTGGGTTATGCCAATCGGGTTCTATAGAATTTAAAACATCAGAATCTACTAACCTAATAGTCCGGCCGCCTGTTGCGCCGGTTTGGTTGCTAGACATGTTACGCACTACTTTAATTAAAGTTAAGCCCGGTACAGTTTGTTCTGTCCCAGTAGCAAGTGAGTTATTAACGTGTTTAGCGGTTGATTCTGGTCTAAAATTAACTACTTCTCTTTGTGCATCGTTAATGTAACGAAGCAACTCAGCCGAAGTCCAACGAACGCCTGTTGTATCTTGTAAAGTATCTTGTACTCTCAATATTAAATTTGCGCCCGATAGTGCCATTATTTTTTAGTCGTTTTTTTAACCGTTTTTTTCTTAGGTGTTTCTACACCTTCAAAAGTAGTTTCTACTTCAACTACCTCAGCAACTTTTACGTTCATCGGTTCTGAAGGTTTTTTGTCTTTAATCATATCTGGTTTATGTTCTGTGCAACCTTCTTGCAAACAGAAATAACCTAGGTCGTCTCCAACTTCTTTCGGTACGCCTGCTTCTAATCTAATAGATGCGCCCCAAGTGGTTGAAATGTACTTGTCGTCTTTTGATATTACTATCATAATTTACTCCTTAAAAAGGGGGTGGCCCAACATGAGCCACCCACAAAAAACATACTTAGTATGCAACATCCAATCTAATAACACCAAAGTCTTCAACTGCGCCATTGTAGTCGCTGTTGAACTTAGGCTTCTTAAGACCAAAGATTTTACCAATGGAGATACCATTTTGGTTACCGTAGTCGAAGGTGTCTTCAACTATTTGTGGTAAACCGATATCGGCCATAGCAAGAGCTTGAGCTCCACAGAACAAACAAGCGGAACCTTCGACGTCTGCGTCAGCCCCCCATTTGTATCCAGCAGAACCAGCATTACCAGAAGCTCCAGTCGTCGCATTCGCTGTATTGAATACGTGTCTGAACTCATGGACCATAATGCCATCAACCATTAGACTTGAAGAACCGGAGAACAAGCTATTGCCTGGTCCTCTGACTCCAGCATTTCTGACGTTAGTCAAGAAATCTGAATCAAGTTTAAGGTCAGCCATTACTTGAGGTGATACAAATAAATGATACACCTCTTCTCCACCTGCGCTTCTTACTCCACGGATGTAGTTGTCTTTAGCATAAGCTTTTAGAGCAACTAAGCATTCGTAAGTGATGGTGTCAGCTGCAATAGTAGCAGTTACATCACCAGCAACAAGTTTGTTTGTAGCATCCCATCTTCTGTGCCTGTTGGCAGTTGGGGCTGTTACGTCTCCACCAAAAACCATGTCGCCAAGATTTTGTCCTGAATTCAGAACTGGTCTTAAAGCACCACTGTTTTTGAGGGTGTAAGAAATACCAGAAAGCGTTAAGAACGCTAATTGGTCAATACGATCTGCCATTGCATAAGCAAGTGCGTCACGTGAATTCTCACGGAAATTAACAACTGATTTTTGATCAGCAAGACGACCCGAAAGTCTGTTTGCGAATCTCAATTGATCCAGTTGTACGACTATGTCGAAAGCTCTTAAAGTCTCTTCATTACCTTCTAAGGTGTTGTCTCCAATGATACCGTCACCAGACATATCGGCAAGAAGCGTTAAAACCGCTCTTGTTCCTTTTTCTGATTGAGTAAGCTCAGATATTCTCTGAACCATTGCATTAGATCCGCTACCTGCGAATTGGTTAATGAAAGACATATTTCTTGCGACACGCCAAAAATCACGAGACCAGATCGTTAATTGTTCGCTGGTCAACGCGCTAAAGTTTGTGTTAGCCATTGGGCTATCCTCCAAATAAAATTAAAATAACCAGCCGACTTATGGAGCGGCTCATTTGTCCGTATACCCTTTTTCGTTGGGAAACGTTCTCATAATTTTACGAACATGACGTCGACCAGTTTTACGCCGTGATAGGCGAATACGTTTTTTTACCGTAACGACTCGTGCTAGATATCGGACTAGCGACCGAATACTTATATCTTATACTAAGGCTTAACCAAAGTCACCACGCATTCTGCGCAATGTTTCGGCGGGAAGAGCATCAAACTCTTCTCCAGACAATAAAGATAAATCTATTTTTTTCTCCGTTTTGCTTTCACCTTTCATTTTAGGTGGTTGAGAGTCTGCGGCTTGCAGTTTTTTATTAATATTAGCAGTTTGTGTTTTCTGTTGTAGTGCTTTACTAACGTTAGATGTTGAATCAGCTGTAGTGCGCAACAAATCGGGCTTTTTAACCGCTAAAGTATACTCTGTTGCTTTTGCTAAGGAGTCTGCAGGAGTATAACCTTGTGTTATAAAGGCATTTCTTAACTCTACAACCTCATTTTGCAATTCTTGGTCAAAAGTTTCACTATTTTCACTTAATACAGGAAATGTAGCCTCAATTTCAGCAGCTTTTTGGTGTAGCTCTGTCATGTCTTGGTTTTCTTGCACCGTTTTTCCCATTTTTGCTTGAACTTCAAACATAAATTGTTCTTTTTCGGCGTTTCTTATCTCATTTCTTAACGCAGTAGCTTCTGCAGTTTCCCCGTTTAACACGTGGTCTTGATATTTAGCTTCGTTTTCGTCAAATGCGTATTCTGGAGCGTTTTCTAAAGCTGTTTGTTCAACTTGTTCAGCGTCATTTAATCTTTTTTGCATGGCTTTGTTTTTAGCCAACACTTCATCAAGTCTGGACTTAGGCACCATGGGTGCTTTTGGTTCTTTTACTTGAGTTTGTTGGTCAAGGCCTTGCTCGCTTCCTTCAATTGGCTGAAGATCTGGTTGTGCAACAGGCTCGCTGTCTTGAACCACTCCTTCTTCGCTATCAGTTTCTGGCTCTGCTTCTGTTTCTGCTTCAACTTCTGGTTCTGGTTCTTTTTCAACAACCTCTTCTTCTGGAGCGGCGTTAGTTTCGGTTTCGACTTCTTCATTTTCGTCCTCCTGAACGTCTTCAAAATTAAGATCTACTCCAAAGGGTTGTGCTTCTTCGTCAGAAACAGTATCAGCCCCCGGCATGCCGTCCATAATTAAATCATCCATTTTCTCGGCGTTATTTTTTTCTTTAGTTTTAGCCATTTGAATTACCTCCTGTAGGTTTCATAGCAGCAGTTGCAATTTTTGCAGCCGCTGAGGTTTGTGTTTGCTCGCTTCTTACTTGATTAGTCATCCCTGACAACCTTTCACGTAATTCGAGCTCTTCGCGCTTCATTTGAAGTTTGCTTTGTAGTTCCGCAACTTTCATTTGCGGTTCTATATTTGTTTGTGTTTGAGTTTTAGCCACATTTAATGCTGCTTCTGATTGTAATCTACTTACTTCTGCTTCTAGTTTTGCAACTTCTAATTGTGTAGAACGTATTGCGGACTCTTGTTGGAACTGTTGTAAAGCAAGTTCTTCTTCACTTGGTGGATTCATTCCTTGCATAATTCTAATTCTTTCTGCAATTTCACCTTTACGTGCTAGATGTGAATACTCAACAATTAAATCATCTGGAATAGGAACACCTACTTTTCTAAGTTCAATGGCTTCCGCAAACTGTGTCTCTTCAAAAGTATCTCTAGAAGGAGCAGTACCTACAACAACATCGTACTCACCAAGAGTTAAATTATTAATAATTTGACCTTCGGGAGTAACTTGATTAACTCTTAAAGGTTGTTGAGGTTTTAGTGGATTATTTTCATCTGTAATTTGAATAACTCTTTCTTCTGTATAGTACGTTTGAACAAGATTTAAAATGCGTTCTGCTAGATGGTGTCTAGTTTTTCTTAAATTGTCTAGCGGCACTTGAATCATCAACGCGCCACGAGTTTGTTTTTGTTGTATAGCAACACCAGAAACTTCTGCGCCATCAGTACCTAACATAGCGTCACTTATGCCACTAATAGTTTTAATATTATTAGCCGCTTTTTGTGCAATTCTGTCTAGGCCGGTGGGTATCTGATTTGGCGGTATCTTACCAGGGGGCGTACTACCGCGGTTAAACTCTAGGACTAAACCAGTTTCCGCACCGTGCTCTTCTAAGTCATCTGCATTCATTCCGGTTAAAGAACCAGATTCTACAATCCAACCACTGTTAGCGGTTGTATTAACTATGTGCAACTCTTGGGATGAAATTTTGTTTAACTGCTCTTGCGGAGAAATTAAATTCCGTACCATCCCAAAAGGTTTACCTCTTCTCCAATATGGAAAATAAGGAACTAAAGTAAAATGTTCGTAAGGGGACCAATCATCAAACAACACGACTGTGTCTGCTGTTACTGTCCAACGAACTTTTCTAACCATTTGTTCAGTTATATATAAGCCGTAGTCATCTGCAAATTTTTTCTTTTTGCGTTCGCCCCAATTGTAAGGCACGTGTCTTTTGTCTCCAGTTACTGGATCAACATAAAACATACATTTTTTTAATTTGTAATGCTGACGTTCAATAACGCGAATAGATCTAAGGGTTCGCGCTTCGTCTGGGTCGTTTGGATATTGAGTAGCCGCATCTTGGTAATCGCCTCGCGTGTCACCATAAGTTTCGTCTTCGTACTCTATTGAATCTGCGCCAAGTGTAGTTCCTACTTCAGCAATCATTCTTAGTTTGTCAGCTTTGTCTTCCCCGTAAACTTCTTCTATCTCGTCAATGCTCATCCATTTGCTTTCAAATATTTCGTTCCAAGTTTTTGGGTCATATTGTTTTGCGTCTGGGTCAATTAAAATATCTAAAGGATCTTTAGTTTCTATTTTTACTTCGCCATTTATATGATCAGAAAAATCTATACGTACATCAAACCAACCCCTGTCTTGAATTAAACCATCAGCAAAAACTTGCCCTTCAACCCATTCTAATTTGTTGTTGTCTGAAATTTGCATGTACAACTTTGTAAGAATATCCGCAATTTCTTGGTCGCCAGAACCCCTAGGTTTAAAATGAATATCGGCCCTTCTTGTACTTTGCTCACCAATAACGGTATTAACAGTAGGTAAAATTGTGTTGATAGTAAGAGCCGGTCGGCCCTGGTCGTCGAGCGCTGCCATATCAGATTCGTCCCACTGTTCGCCGCGATAAAACGCGTCACATTTTTTTGCCATTTCAATGTAATCATCGTGGCCACTGTCCCGTGCACGTGTGTAGCATTCCCACTGTCGTTTCGCAAGGGTAAGCTCTTCGGCTGCGCTTAGCTTCTTTTTTGTTTTTTTATACTCTGCCATTAAGCGCTCATTGATGATTTACGTTTGCCATCTTTTACTAAGTGTTTTAACCCATCTCTCCATGACGGAATATGCTCGGGTCTTTCATAAAACGTAGCAAACTCTGTCATCATTAAACCAATCCACGCCAAGGCATCTACCTGGTCATCGTGCGTACCATTTGGAAAACGTAATAGTTCTGCAACCATTGTTCCTGTCCAAGCGGCGTCTTCTGGAAAGTATACCATACCTTGTTGCATTCTACCCTGGATTGCTCGAGCACGTAACTCCTTATCGCGCCTACCAACTTTTAAGTCTTTAAAGTAAGCTTCGTTAAGGCCGCGTTCGCGTGTTCTTTTTTCTAAGAACGGACCCAGGGCCATCTCAATATGACCTCTTTCTATCCCCACTATACCTGGGCGCCATAATTCGTACAAGTCTAATATCTGTTCTACTAACTCGAACCCGTCATACTTGCCGCGGACCACGTCAACAATGAATAAATTATCATATTCATCGACCCCGACAACAATACCAACTGAAAAATCATTCCGGTCACGCTGTCCGATCGCGAGATCCCACGCGCAATAGTATTTAAGTTTAGAAGTATCAATCTCATTGAAATTATAATAAGCGATCATATCGCGGTTAAAATAGTCGCCTTCGTCGGACACGGGATTTTGTTGATACAAAGCAGACCAATCGCGCGGGCCGATGGCTTTCCTTATCTGCTCGAGAGCGTCCACATTGTAACGCGCCGGGTGCAAACTTTCACCTGTTTTTCTAAACTTTTCGTCTTCTTCTGCAATTGCTGGGTAACGAATCACTTCCCATTTATCTGCGCCTTCTTCTGCTTGTGTTAACAAGCGCCCGGCCAAGTCGTCGTCGTGCCAACGCGTAAGAATAACTAAGATTCCTCCACCTGGGGATAACCTTGTATAAGCTGTGGATGTATACCAATCCCAAGTCGCATCTCGGTTGTTATCGGATTCTGCATCCTCTCTGTTTTTTACTGGATCATCAATAACCATAACGTGCGCACCCTTACCAGTAATACCACCACCAACACCCGCTGCTACATAACCGCCGCCTTCTGTTGTTTGCCATGATTCTACTGACTGAGAATCCTTATCTAGTCTAGATTTTTCGAACACATTTTTGTATACTGGTTCTCTTAGCAGTTGACGCACTTTTCTTGAAAAACTCATAGCCAAAGACCCCGAATAAGAACAACTTATAAACTCGTGTTCCGGATGTCTTCCTAGATGCCAAGCGGGAAATGCAATACTAGCCAATGTAGATTTACCATGTCGAGGCGGCATAAAGAGCATCAATCTTGGTGATTCTTTATTCGCTACTTGTTCACTGAACTTTTCTAGCCGTTGGCATATATCTTTGTGCACCCAACCTGCTACGTAGTCTGGATTGAAACGTTCAACAAATGGGAGTAACCGCTTACGTGCTAAAATTCTTTTCGCTAATTCTTGTTCTGCTTTTGCTTGAGCAGAAAGTTGAGCTTTTTCTAACTTCTGATCAATCTTCTTTTGGGGCTCGGGCGTTGCTTCTACTTCGTCAGCTCGACAATATACACAAACCTCGTCAATAAGAACTAGGTTTTCTGGGTAGATGCCTCTGCATCTTTTACATTCAGTCTTCGCTATGTCCATCTGGTTCCAAATATGTAAGACTTTCGCCCGCTAACTTTAATAGGTCGCTGTCGCTTAATTTTTCTAGCTGCTCTACTTTCTCAACGTTTATATTAATAAGCGTTGCTTGTTCGGGTATATGCAAACCATGTAACTTGCATAACGAATCAACTACGTTTTTTTCTTCTGTAGAATTCGCTGCCTTTGAATGAGCTTCCAGGTACATGCCCGTTGCTGTGTTCTTGTCAAACTTTATCTCTTCGCGCATTTCATTACGGAAGTAGGTCAGAGCGGTTTGCATTTTAGGAGTCTTAAATATTTGGTAAACGCGGTCCATATCCTTGTACCCCGCAGCACGGCCCGCGGCCGCTTTACTCATACCACGTAGGTGAAACAGGACCAGGCGTTCCTCTTGTACGGAAAGTTCGTTTAGTTGTAGTCCGGCGTAAGGTAAGTGAGATTGCATCTCTACTCTATCCTGTTCACTTACGTCGGTTGGTCTATCCTCGTCCAATAATCGCATGTTTGTGAATTGTCTCAAAAAATTTCTTTGTGGCTAACTATATTCTTACACCACCAATATAGTTCATCTTCCGTCATTGTATGCTTAATTAAGTTAACACGCCAACATACTAGTTGAATGTTTGTCAACAAGTATTCTAAGTTAGGATCAATTCTGTCAACTGACACGTTCGTGTTCCGTTTTTCTCCACCCTTGTGCCACGTCATGAAGGCCCCGGACAACGCGCAACGTCCGCCTTGTTTGTCCCACAATTCACTAAGTTGTTCCGGTGTTATTTCAAATAGCATTCCTTCTTCTTTCTCCCTCGAGTACTTTAACTGGCTCCATAAATTTTTTAAATATTTATACGGACTAGAAGATTTACTTATATTACGTTCAGCTAAAACACACTGTCGGCAATGCAGTCTTTGTTTTTCAAAGTCAGCTTTTGGTAAGTCTTTCTTACACCGCTCACATATTTTATTCGCCATAATTTTTAGTGAAAAAATTTTTTAGTAAAAAAACTATAACATACCACGTACTCCTCTTCTCCTTGCTTCTGTATTTCACCACCCACCCCCCGATCCGGGTTTCTGGAAAGTACTTCTAAGTTTTCGAGCTTTGGAACCTTGTCCCGAAAAACATTCGGCAAATCAATAGATTTCCCGTAGACATTACTATCAGTGTATTTATTATTGCTTTGATTAGCAGGAGGACCTTATGTCTAAAAATACAATTAAATCGCTTGCACCCATTGTGATGCCGGCATTCCACGAGACTTCTAGTTTCGTTAACGAGAACGGTGAGACCATAGCACTTACTACCGAGACTGGCTTCGTCAAACTCTTTCTTAAGAAAGGGACGACTGAGGAGCAAAAAGCCTTGATACTATCATGTATCTCCAATGGCAAAGTCGGTATTAATCCTACCTTCCGTCCTTCGACCTATACTACATCAGCTGAGACCTGGGTAGATGGAAAAGGCAAAGTGTCTGTTTTAACGCAGTTTGCTCAACCTATCACTTTTATGCCTCCGAAGGCTGATAAAGCTGATAAAGCAGTCAAAGCTGATACGCCATCAGTCGCTGACTTAGTTGCGGGGGTAATGGATAATGGATAAACCTACTATCACTTCCACTGCACGCGAAATAGCTAGCCTTGGTGGCAAAGTATTTTCGCTTGCATTCGTCCTCACTGGTAAAACAGTGGGGGTGGCGCATACAGCTGTTGACAAAATAACCACTTATACCAAAGCTGGTTATCGAGCACAGCGTTTACCTAAGCAAGAAGAGTTACCATTTGATGATGCTTCTTGAATACAAACCTTGGGGGGCTTCGGCCTCCCATTCTATCGGGGATACTATCACTACTTATATGTACGATGTGTATTCATACAACCACCATACGGGCGGAGAACGGCTTTGGGCTAGTTACCGAACGCTAGAACTGGCGAATGACAAAATTCGTCGCATTAAACTACAGGGAAGAACTCCCTATTATAAACGGAGAACCATATGTTAGAACTACTATCATGTATCGCCTTAGCAATGATAATCTTCAATGCTATCACCTTCTACGCCATCATCATCGGCGGAATTGTTTACATTCGTAGACAATATAAACTTCTATAGTCTTAGATATCTCGCGGGGGCCTTCCCCCGCACCCCCTTCTCCGAAGGAAAGAAAATGTCGACGCAAGGCGTCGGCTATTTTTTCTTTCCACTGTGGACGGAGGTGTGCCAACTACTATCATCACGAAGTGATGTGGATGGGTACGTGTGGAGCGCGCTGTGTGCGCGTAATATGTTCCACGTGTTCCATGGTCTAAGCACCTTATGGAACATTTACGTGGAACACAGATTTGTGCGTCGTAGCGCACGATGTGGTCGGTCTTGCCGATCAATGTTCCATTGTTCCAGCAAATTCAGGTTTATGTTTACATCGAACGTCGACCGTTGTTATTTGTTGTTGTTATTTTACTAACCAAAAAGTACTGGAACATCTGGAACATTCATCATCTGACCTATAACCACGCACCTTTCCCGTGTTCCACGAGGCCCATTTTACGTGGAACATTGTGGAACACGTGGAACATTTTGTTCCAAAGCTCAATAACAGCCAATATAAAATTGGCTGTTTACATTACTAAATTGTATTTATTAAGTATTTGTTACTCTTTAGTTTCAAATTACTTGTAAATCACTTAACCACACAATCACCACTACTGGGGGTTGTGTATTTTACTAATCCATTAAATATAGGAGTTTATATGGAAGAACATAGAATCGACGAAGATATTCGTCAACAAGCCAATAACTATAGCTTTATACCTGAGACTATCTCTAGTTTAAAACTACTGGTTATTAAAAGAAATCCTAATAGTGAATTATCACTGTTAGATATACCTACTCTAAACGCTATAGGAGGCACATCATGAGTAAAAGAATTAATGAAACTTTCGTCGACCCTGACGATATCCAAGAGGCATCGCCAATGGAATACAAGCAAGAGTCATCGCTAGATGATGCTTCGCCTGATACCAACGGTGATCCAGAAGGCTCTGAAGAAAGAGCAAAAGCCGATCCTATTAAAATGCCTGCATGGTATTTTGATAAGTTTGACCTTGATGGCAACGGTAAGCCTATACCAAGCATTGCACATGTAAATGCTATTATGGCTGTGTTACCGCAAAAGCTTGATACTGTTCCTTTCTTTAGTGGAAGCGAAGCAAAAAGCAAAGCACTTGCTAAAGCATATGCAGATGATGTTGCAGCATTAGTTGCAGCTTATCGTCCATTGCTTCAGTACGAAGCTGGCGACACTGGCTTTAACTTTATGATGTTTGCAAATGCTACATGGGGTAAGTATCTTACTGCTTTAGTAGAGTTTGCTGACTCAGCCGCTAAACTTGGCGACAAGGAAATGCCAGACTGGTTGATTACACGCGAAGACAATGCGTATGGTCTTGGCCGTAAAGCTAGACTAGTTAGAGATGTACTTAATACATTGTCTGATGAGTTCAAGCTTAAGAATGCAGTAATAACACCTAAGAATGTTAGATCTGCTGTTCAACGCGGTTTACAAGGCTTAGCTCAGTGGACTTTTGACAAACACGCTGATTCTAGCGGTAGAGTATCTACTAAGCTAAATGATGCGAACAATGAGTTTATCAAAACAAACTTCGCTAATATGTAAGCTAAGGGGTAGAGGTTCTTGTTAATTCCTCTACCGCCCGTCGTCCGTGGAACGTTATCCATGGAAGGTTGCTGACCTAACAGCCACGCAGGGATGAAAAGCCCTGTCTTTTATTAACCCTATCAATTTCTTTAGGAGGAAATTATGGATATTATGGCTAATTACTACTCAGTCAAAGACAGAGTCAAAAGTGTATTTACTAAAGTTGTTCCCCCGTCAGTTGACGGACTACGAACTAGTGACGAAAAACTTAGTTTGTTGTTACGCAGTAACAGACGACTTAGAACTGATTTGGCATATGAAGTTAACAGAACAGATATACTAGTTAATGAAATGTCTCATTTAAAACAACAAGTTATGTCTATGTCAAATAGTGGCATGAACGAAACTGGCGAGATTGTTCTAACACAAGATGTACCTAGGCCTACTTACGACAATTATCAAGAAATAATTGACCGTTTAAAAGGTGACGCAATTGAAAGTATAAGATCTCACGATTCTTTTAAAACTATTGAAAAAGATAAAGTTTACTTTTACATCAAAGCTGCTTGCGACAATCTTGACGACGAGATAACTCAAATATTAGTAGGTAGAGAACAAAAACTAGCTGATGAGTATTCTAGTCTTTATGATTTTATAGAGGATGATGATCCAGGTGAATCAAAAGATTGTTAGGTCTATAATAAATACTAAAGTTTTGCATGCACTTTACTAACAAAAGCATGCAACCTTATGTTTTTTCATACTAATAGGAGATGTGCTATGAACCAAGTCAAATTTGTATACCTAATTGACCCTTTTAAACAACAAGTTACTGTTGAAACACTACCGGGGGATGTGCTTGAACTAACTACAATATACGAGTTGTGCAATTGCTCAACCTTTGATGTCTACTCATTAACAAAAGACACTGATGTGTATATTGATGATGAAGGGTTGTTTGTAGAAGACCAAAAGTTCTTTGTTATAGAAGACAAAGTATTTGCTGGTCGGGCGTTGATCGTGGGCGCGCCCAACGAAGACGGACACTCAACCACCCCCGCCTACCCTGAAGATTTCTTACCAGTGGTTTACACTGACACACACCCGGGGGTGGGGGTATCTGAATTTACAGTAACATCATGGGAAACAGGCGAATCACCTGTTGATGTACAATTAGTGGAGTAACTTATGACACAACATAAAGATAAAGTAAAACAACGAAAAATAGAAATGGACAAAGAAAAACTAAACGAAACCGTTGTTAACTACGAGTACCAAAGAGGTGCTGATGTGCACTTTAGAAAAATAACTTATGCCAGCGGCAGAGTTGTTACTACTGATTTAAAAGATAAAGAATAGTTGACCAACTCGGGGCCTATGCGCGCGCTATACGATGTCCTAATCTAGAAGAGCCGAGACATTTCACATGTTCAGATACTATTCTTTACCGGCAGTAGTGGATAAACACCACTACCCCCGTGCCTTTGAAGTGCAGGCATTGCCAGAAAGCACTTCACCTAACATTACCTAATTCCTCGCGGGATAGGGGGTTGCACCAAAATAATATTTTGACCAGCGTGCATAATCAAATTGTCAAAGCCAGTCGCGCTGGCCATGAATCATGTTCCCCCGCTTTTTAACACACAGGAGGTGTGATTATGGAAATGGCAGACATACATATACAAGTATCTGTAGATGCTGACGAAGTAGCGTGCCGAGAAAACGACTTTGAAGTATTAGCAGAAGTAACTACTTATTGCATTGGTTGGAAAAACAGTGTGCTAGAAGAGAAAACTTTAGAAGATCAAATTGCTTCAGTATTAGCTACTTACAGAGATCATAATAATTTAGATTCAACACACGAACTAGAAGTAGGCGTGTGGTTTGTAACTCCAATACCAGACCCAACAGTTGAATGGGAACAATGGGATCCTATGGAAACTTTAAAAGATATCTTTGAAAAACCAAAACTAACTGTTATTAAAGGAGGAAAAAATGACAACAAAACTGATTAAGTGGCGTGCTACTTTTAATTATCAAAACCAACAAATTACTATTGAGTTTAACGCACCTCAATATAACCAAAACATAAATTATGCTCACCTTGCGCGAGTAAATTTTGTAAATGTGCTTTCAGAGTTTGGCTCTAAAGTAAAAATAACTAATGTCGAGCCTGTTGAACAATAGGCTTATAAAAATCTATAGGAGGATTTATGAAAAGCATTAACCCAAACGATCTCAAAACAGAGATCAAAGATAACATCCGTGTTGGATGTAACACAATGATATGGGGCGGACCGGGTATCGGTAAGTCTGACATACCACAACAAGTAGCTAAAGACCTTGGTGTTTCGTTACTTGACTTCCGAGCTAACTTATTCGACCCAGTTGATGTACGTGGTATTCCACACATCATGCAAGAAAAAGACTCAGGAAAGCGTTTTACACGTTGGGCTGTGCCTGATGTGTTTCCTATTGCATCACGTGACGGGGATACGGGCATTCTCTTTATTGACGAATTGCCTACTGCACCCCCAGCGACGCAGAATGCTTTCCTGCAGCTCTTGCTTAGTAGAGAGATAGGCGACTACAAAATGCCAGCTGGCTGGTCAATCATTGCCGCAGGTAATAGATTAACTGACGCTGCTGCTGTGTTCCAAATGCCATCTCCCGTACGTAATCGTTTGTTGCATTACGAACTTGAAACCAACCTGGCTGACTGGGTAGAGTGGGCTTTCAAAGCCGGCATCAACTCAGACATCATTGGTTTCTTACGCTACAGACCTGGCTTACTTAACAGCTTCAAAGCTGACGAGTATGCATTCCCTACACCTAGGTCCTGGTCTTTTGTAAGTAAGAAAATCAGCAATCGACCGTCGACCGATACCTTAGATACTTTGTTCTTTGGTGTTGCAGCGACTGTCGGCGATGGCCCAGCTGGTGAGTTCATTGCTTACAAGCAAATAGCTGACCAACTACAAGATGTTGACGAGCTTATCAAAGATCCTGGTAAGTACAAGAAAGATGACAATCCAGCTATCTTGTACGCACTATCTACTTCTATTGCTACCAGAGCAGAAGAAGCCAAGATGGAAAACATACTAAAAATATGCAACAAGCTACCTTCAGAATT